GGTGGAAAGTCAGTTGAAGTTCCTATTTATGCAGCAGTATCAGCCGCAGCAGTAAACGAAGCAACAGATTTATCTAACACCGCAATTAATCCAAGTTCTGTGACTATTACGGCATCAGAAGTTGGTGTAATGACAACATTAACTGATCTAGCAAGAAACTCAGCACCAAGAAATGTTGCTGCAGATATTGGTAGATTATTTGGTGAAGCAATAGCTAAGAAAATGGATCAAGATTTAATTGCTCTATTTGATGGCTTTAGCACTGCAGCAGGTACAGATAGTGCAGCATTAACTCCTGCAACTGTATTCAATGCAGCTTCAACACTAAGAGCAGCAGGTTTACCTGTTGATGAAACATATCTTGTATTGCATCCTAAGGTGGCATATGACCTAAAATCTGGTTTAACAAATACCTTTGCAGGTTTAGACCACGATCTATCTAATGAAGCATTAAGAAATGGCTTTATTGGTCAAATTGCAGGTATCAAAATCTTTGAAACTGGCAATATGTCAAACACAGGTACTGCAGGTGACTATAAAGGTGGAATGTTCCACAAAGATGCACTTGCTCTAGCTATGATGCAGGACATTAAGATTGAAACTCAAAGAGATGCTTCTTTAAGAGCAGATGAGATTGTAGCAACCGCAGTTTATGGTGTTGGTGAACTACATGATACATATGGTATTGAAGTTATCGCTGATTCTTCAATCCAATAATATAAACTATGGGTGGGGATATATTCCCCACCTTTTACAATGTATAAAGGAACAATTATGGAATTAATAAAATTAAAAAAAGGTGACAAGATCATCACTAGAACAAGATTTGATTACGAAAAAAATTTAATCCATTGGAAACTTAGAGGCTATGAGCCAGTAAAAGATAAGCCTATTGAAGATAAGCCTAAAGTTGATAAGGTAGAAAAACTAAAGAAAAAGAAAGATAAATAATGGCAGCAACATCAGTATTTGTAGTAGGTAGTTCAGATATCACATCTTACCAACCAGATATTTTAGAATTTGGGATTGCAAATTTTGATACTCAATTACAATTCGCAGAAGATGATGTTTTAAGACAAATCAGGGAAGAATGGTGGGAAAGATACCGCCATACAGTCAGATACAAAGATATTACTAAGGTGACTACCTTAGAGATGGATAATAGCAAACTAACTGATGCTCAGTGGAAAAGATCAGTTATTTATAAAGCATTAGCAGAATATATTTATCCTCAATTAACGAAATGGAAAGATCCACAAGGCGGAGATGGTCAAGATGCTTTCCAAGTACAAATAGAATTTTATAGAGCCAAGTATGCAGAGGAATTTAATGCTTGTTTAAGAGATGGTGTTGAATATGACGAAGATGGAGATGCTTCCGTCACTGCATCTGAAAAAGAGCCAATACATCATCTTAGGTTAGTCAGATAGGAGGATTGTCATGTGCGATTTTTGTGGCGGTGAATGTATCTGTAGATAATGGTAGCAAATGTTAAAGTAAAAACTAATGCTAATGAAATCCAAGCAATAGTAAAAAAGATTGAAAAGAGAACTAAGAGTGCAGTCAAAAAAGCACTAGCAAATGCAGCAGCTTTTCAGGTTGGTGCAATCAAAAAAAGAACTCAAACAAAAGGTGTTGATTTTAAAAATAGACCATTCAAGCCCTATTCTTTAAAATACAAAAGAAGATTAGTGAAACAATCAGGAGTTGTTGATCTTACTGATACTGGTCAGATGTTTAGTTCACTAACATTTAGAGCCACTGAAAGCAAAGGCACATTATTTTTTAGACAACAAGCAGCTAATAGAAAAGCATTTTTCCATGATCAAGCAGGAGCAGGTAGAAAGAAAGTTATTAGACCATTTTTTAGTATTGGTGATGATGAAGAAAAGAAGATTGAAAAAATCTTTTTTCAAGTGTTAGATAAGGAATTAAGAATATGAGCAAAAGAGAAAACATAGCAGCAAATATTATTACTGCATTAGATGCAGTGACTTCACCTATTGAGTTAAAGAAGATTACCAGAGAACCATTTGAGCCATCAGAACTAGCTGATCCTCAGTTCCCTGCATTGTTTATATCTACTGGAGATGAAACGAGAGAAGATTTTGCTTTAGGTGATACCGCAGCAGGGAAAAGATCAGGATCTATTGACTATGTTTTGGTGGGATATGTCAAAGGCAGTGACAGTAATTTAGATACTAAAAGAAATCAATTAATTGAAGTGATAGAAGAAACATTAGATGCAGATAGAACTAGAGGCGGAAATGCACTAGAAACAAAAGTAATTGATGTAAGTTCAGATGAGGGAACACTTTATCCTTTGGGCGGAGTAAGAATTGTGGTAAGAGTTTTATATGAATTTGTACGAGGTACTGCTTAATGGCTAAAAGAATTAAAATTTGTATGCCTGATGGAAATGATACTATTGAAATTTGGGATAATGAGATAGACAAATTTATAGCTGAAGGATATAAACTTGAGCAAGAAAAAAAATCTACTAGATCATCTAAGAAAAAAGATGTAGAAGTAGATGAACAACAACAAATAAACGAAGGAGTAAGCGAATGGCAACCCATGTCGGAACAAGCGGAGTAGTCAAAGTTGGATCAAACGCAGTTGCAGAAGTGACTGGTTTTACTATTGATGAAACAAATGACACAGTTGAAGATACTAACCTTACAGATACTGCTAAGACTTATCTAACATTAAGAAAAGATGCTACAGGTACTGTAGAATGTCATTGGGATGAAACAGATACTACTGGTCAAACTGCATTAGCAGTAGGATCATCAGTGACTTTAAATCTGTTCCCTGAAGGTGCAGATAGTGGTGACACATACTACACTGGCACTGCATTAGTGACTGGAGTATCTCAGAATGTATCTATGGATGGTGTTATTGCTAGAACAATAACAGTGCAGTTCTCAGGCGGTGTAAGCATAACAACTGTATAATTTAGATGGCTAAAAAGGATTACCTTGAAGGTGCTATCTCTCACTTTAAACACCAAGAGATAAAAATTATAGAAGTTGAAGAATGGAACTTAATTGGCGAAGATGCCATTTATGTTAAACCATTCACACTGCTTGAAAAATCTGAAATCTTTAAAGGATCAAACGATAATGATCTCACAGTATTAGTTGATGTAATTATCAAGAAGGCAGAAACTAAAGGTGGTGAGAAAATGTTTGATATAGAGAGTAAGATTAAAATGAAAAAATTTGTTGATCCTGACATCATAGGCAGGGTAGCTAGTCAGATCATGGGTACATTACCTGCTGCTGACACTTTAAAAAAAAAATAGAAACTAACAACGATCTTAGATTTCATTTCTTCCTAGCAGAAAAACTACATAAAACTATTGGCGAAATTATGCAAATGCCAGTAGAAGAATTTGATATGTGGGGTGCATATTATTCTCTAAAACATGAAGAAGAACAAAAAGCATTGAATAAACAAAGGATGCAAGGTAAAAGAAGATAATGACTAAAAAACTATTTATTGACATTATCGCTAGAGATAAATCAAAACAAGCCCTAACTCGTGTTCAAACAAAATTAGGTGAAGTAAGAAATAGAGTATTTAGTTTAAAATCAGCATTTATAGGTCTTGGTGCAGGATTAGTTATTAGATCATTTGTTAATGTAGGTAAGGAAGTAGAAAGCCTACAAGTAAGATTTAAGTTTTTATTTGGATCAGCAGAAGAAGGTGCAGTCGCATTTGATAATCTTGCAAAATTTGCAGGTAAAGTTCCGTTTTCATTAGAAGAAATATCAAGAGCATCAGGAAATCTAGCAGTAGTTGCTGATGATGCTAATGATCTTAATAGAATATTAGAAATTACTGGTAATGTGGCAGCAGTCACAGGGCTTGATTTTGAAACTACATCTTCACAAATTCAAAGAGCCTTTTCAGGTGGTATTGGTGCTGCTGATCTATTTAGAGAAAGAGGTGTTAGAGCCTTATTAGGTTTTAAAGCAGGTGCAAAAGTCACTGCAGAAGAAACAGTTGCAAGATTTGAAGAACTTTTTAGTGGTAATGGAAGATTTGCAAGTGCAACTGATGATTTAGCCCAAACACTTGAAGGAACTATATCAATGATTGGAGATAAATTTTTTAATTTCCAAAAAGATGTAGCACAGGGATTTTTTGATGAACTAAAAGGTGAGTTTGGTGATCTTAACGAATTCTTAGAAGCAAATGAAGATCAAATAAAAGATATTGCAACAGCTATAGGTGAAAATTTTGCAGGAGCATTAACAAAAGCATCAGCTACAATTAAAGATGTAGCACCTGCTGTAAAGACTATTTCTGATGCGTTTGGAACTACAATTACAGGATTTACATCACTACCTACATATGTTCAATCATCAGGAATAATCTCAGCATTATTATTTGGTAAAAAAGGATTTCTTGCATTCAGTGCATTGAGTTTTTTAATGGGACAAATAGAAGAAATAATTGATAAATCAAGTGCAGGTTTAACTAGACCTTTAGTAGATATGGAGGAAGTAAATAAAGCAAAATCTGACATAGCAGAATTTCAAAAGGAAATGGAAAAAATAGCACCTTCTTTAAAAGAAGCAGGAATAGATTTAAATAATATCTTAGATTTTACAGTTCGTGCCGATTCTGATTTATTCAAAAAGTTTCCAGAAATAGGTACACAAGTTGAAAGATATAAAACTTTGCTATCTAAAACTTTAAGGCTACAAGAAAGTTTATTTGTATTTGATCAAGAACAAAATTTAGCTTTTGTGGATTCTATGTCAAAAAGTCTTAATGGATTTAATTCAGTAATGTCTAAAAGTAAAGATAAATTAGAAGAAGTATTTAAAGGTGGAGAGCAAGATGCAAGAGATTATCTAGCTAGACAAAAAGATTTAATTGAAGCACAGGAGTTTATGAACAAAAGAACAGAGCAGTTTATAGAATTACAAGCAAGAGTATCTAGCGGTATCGCAAGGTTAAAAGAAGCATATGATCCATATTTAGCACAATTAAATGAAGAAAAAGAACAAATAAAATTAATTAATATAGCTAAAATGAATCAGTTAATATCTGATCAAGAATATGAAAGATTAAAAACTGAGATTACAAAAAAAGGGGTAGAAGATAGAAAAATATTAAGAGAGCAAGAAGTTAATGAACAATTAAGAATATTTAAATCAGGTAAATTCCAAGAACTAGATTTTACTAAATTATCAGAAGAACAGAAAAAAGATTTTACAATAAAAGCAGGTAGGGAAGTTTTAGGAGCATTAGCTAAAAATAATAAAAAAGCATTTGAGTTAAATAAAGCACTGGCTACTGCTGAAGCTATTGTCAATACTGCACAAGGTGTCACTAAAGCCTTATCAACTGCTAATTATATTCAAGCCTTCCTAATTGGTGCTATGGGTGCAATTCAAATAGCAACCATTCAATCACAACAATATCAAGGCAGGGCTATGGGTGGTAGAGTACAAGCAGGATCAGCTTATATGGTGGGTGAAGGCGGTAAACCTGAAATGTTCGTACCTGATCAATCAGGAACTATTATTCCAAATTCACAATTAGCTAGACAAACAACAGTGAATGTAAATGTTTATGCTAATGACACTGAAGGTTTTGATGATCTATTAGTTAAAAGAAGATCAACTATTATTAATGTTATTAATGATGCACTGAATACACAAGGCAAGGAGGCATTAGTTTAATGAGTGGTACTTATCCAACCTCACCTACATTTAGAGCAATAGGTTTTAGTTCTGAGCAAAAGACAATTACTTCTACTACTGACAGTGGAAAAATGTTTAGTGTTCAAGTTGATGGTCAAAGATGGAAATTTTCAGCATCTTATCCGCCTATGACCAGAAGCACCTTTGCACCAGTCTATGCTTTCATAATAAAACAGAGAGGTCAGAAAGAAACATTTACAATAGTTCCTCCAGTAATATCTAATGCTCAAGGTAATGTTTCAGGTACTGTTCTTGTAAATGGTAGTCACACTGCAGGAGATACAACTATTGCAGTTGATGCTATGACAGGAACTTTAAAAGCAGGTGATTTAATAAAATTTTCACATTCTAAAGTTTATATGGTTGTTTCAGATGTGACTGCAGATGGATCAAATGAAGCAACAATTACAATAGAGCCACCATTGAGAGAGGCTTTATCAGATAATAGTTCAGTGACTTATGACAATATTCCTTTTACAGTAAGGCTTCAAAATGATGTTCAGCAATTTAAGACTGATGATATTGATAAATATACATTTGAAGTTGATTTTTGTGAGGCTTTATAATGGCTAGAGGATTATCTAATGCTCTCAAAACTGAATTAGCAAATCAAAATATCAAGCCTATACTTTTAGTAGAAATATTATTCCCAACACCACAAAGAATTACAAATCACTACAAAGACATAACGCACAATTCAAATACTTATTCCGCTAGTGGTCACTTGCTATCTATTACGAATAAAGCAGAAAATGCAGAAATCAATGTTTCTAATTTTACGATAAATCTTTCAGCAGTTGATAGTGCATTTACATCAATAATTCTGAATAACAATGTAGCTAATGACATAGTGACTATTGATATTGGTTTACTTAATAGTACAGATGCTTTGATTGACACTTACAATTATGACAAAGGCTATATAGAAAGTTTTAGAATTGATACAAAACAAGCTACCATATCTTTGATTTGTACTTCTCATTTTTCAGATTTCAGTAGAATTGCAGGTCGCAAAACTAACGAAGGATCACAACAAAGATTATTTGCTACTGATAGAGGTTTTGAATTTGCAGGTCAAACTGTTCAAGATATAAAATGGGGAAGGGCTTGATTGAAGAAGTTATTGACTTCTACAAGACATTTGACGAATACAAAGATAGCTTAGACCAAGAAATTTATCAGCATTTAGAGCCATCTTTCAAACTTAATCAATACAAAATATTTAGAGATAATCAAATCACAGGATTTGTAAACTGGGCTTATCTTAATGATCTTACTAAAACAAAATTAATTAATCATGGAATAATTGATTACAGTAATTGGAATTGTGGTAATAATCTGTGCTTTGCTGATTTACTTTGTAGAAAAAATATAAGAGATATGATTAATTGGTGTAAAGAACATTTTGGAAAGCAATTAGGATATGATAAAGAGGTTGTTTGGGTAAAGACTTTTAAAGGAAACAGAACAATAAAGGTAAATAATAATGTCAAATATTGTTAAAGGTATTCAGCAGGTAGTTCAGAAGGTTGTATCTTGGTTTATAGATATTCCTGAAATTCCTGATATTCCTGAAGTTGAGGAGATCAGAGGAACACTTATAAATAAATCCTCAAATAATGCACAAATACCAGTCATCTATGGAGAAAGATTGGTAGGCGGTACAAGAGTTTTTTTACAAACTAGCGGAACAGATAATACATATCTTTATGGTGCATTGGTTTTATGTGAGGGTGAAATTAATGCAATTACACAAATTCAAGTAAATGATAGTGCAGTCACATTCTCAGGCAGCTTTGCTAGTGGATCTACAATAACATCAAATGATAGTAAGTATGGCACTACAATCCAAGTACAACCTTTTTATGGTGCTGACGATCAAGCAGCTTCAAGTTTACTATCAACCTTATCCAACTGGGGTAGTAATCACAAGCTATCTGGAATTTGCTATCTTGCCTTTAGAATAACTTGGGATGCTGACAAATATACTGGTATTCCAAACTTTAAAGTAAAAGTTCAAGGAAAAAAAATATCAACATTTGATAATTCTAGTAATGAAACAACAGGACAATATTCAACAAATCCTGCTTTTATTCTTTTAGATTTTATGAGAAATGAAAGATATGGAAAAGGTATTCCACTAACTGAATTAGATATTCCTAGCTTCTATGCAGCTTCACAGGTGGCAGATACTACAGTCACATATTTCACAGGAACTACAGGTAAATTATTTGAATGTAATGCAGTATTAAATACTAATAAGCAAATATTAGACAATGTTAGAACTCTTTTAAGAGGAATGAGAGGGCTTTTACCTTATGTGCAAGGTAAATATAAATTAATTATTGAAACTACTGGCACTGCTGCATTTACTTTAAATGAAGATAATATTATAGGTGGTATAAAGCTAGAGAGTGAAAGAAAAAACGAAAAATACAACAGAGTTTTAGTAAACTTTGTCAATCCAGATAAAAATTATCAATCAGATACTATTGTTTATGATACTGACCATGCAACCTTAAAAACTGCAGATGGTGGCTTTTTACAAGAAGGAAATGTGACTTTAACCACAATTACTTCACCATATCAAGCACATGAGTTTGGTAAAATAATATTAAACAGAAGTAGAGATAATTTAAAACTAGGATTAACTGCTAATTATGAAGCATTGGATCTAGCTATTGGAGATATTGTAAATGTCACTTCTACAATTTTGGGAATGACGAACAAACCATTTAGAGTTAGTGGAATGACACTAAATGCAGATTTTACTGCAGCATTATCTTTACAAGAGCATCAAGATAGTTGGTACACATTTAGCACTATTTCCGAAGTTGCAACCATTGGAGATACATCTTTTCCTGATCCATTTACAGTTCAAGCACCTGCTTCATTAACATTAAGTGATGATTTAGTTGAATATAATGACGGAACTGTAATAACCAGATTATTAGTGACTGTTGGTGCTTCACCTGACCAATTTGTTGATGACTATGAGATAGAGGTCAAACAAACATTAGATAAAGATGGTAATGCAGTATCAGATAGTTTTAGAATTGTATCTCAAGGTAAATCTTTAGAATATCAATTAATCAATGCGGTAGATGGTGCAACTTACGAAGTAAGAGCAAGAGGTATTAACTCATTAGGTGTAAAATCATCTTATACCTCAGGAACTCACAAAGTAATTGGTGCTACAGAGCCACCTGCTAATGTGACTGATTTTAGTATATCTTTGATAGGATCAGATCAGATGCAGCTTTCATGGCTACCAGTCACAGATTTAGATGTAGAAAGTTATGAGATTAGATATGAAAAAGTAGCTAATGGCACAGAATGGTTTAATTCTACTGATCTTGTCAGAGTACCTAGAAGAAGTGCAAACAGTGTTATCTTAAACAGGATTGATCCGCCATTTACTTTATCTATCAAAGCTATTGATAAATTAGGAAATGAAAGTCTTGAGCCAAACTTTATTACTTCATCTAATGTAGCAGCAGAAGGATATAAGCAAATATCCTCAATCACAGAGCATCCAACATTTGATGGCACATTTACCAATACATTTAAAAGAACAGATACTGGTGCAGCAGGGGGAACTAATTGTATTACCTTAGATACAATTACTACCTTTGATGAAAAAACAGGCTTATTTGATGCGGTTGATAGTGCTTATGTATTTGAAACAGGCGGTGTAAATGAGAATATAATATCCAGTGGCACATATGATTTTAATAGTACATTCAGTTTACCTTTTGTTTATGATGCAACATTCAAAATACAATTAGATATGGTTGCAGATGATCCTTATGATTTATTTGATTTTGGTAGGGGTGAAACCTTATTTGAAAATGCCAAAGCACCTTTTGATGGAAACTTACCTACCAATGCAGGAACTAATATTCAGATTGGTGCAAGTGAAACAAGCCTTGATGCTATCTCTACATTTACTGGTGTTGCACAACAAGGAACATTTAGGGGTAAGTTCTTTAAATTTAAAGCAAAATTAATTTCATTAAATAATCAATCAAGAGCATTGGTTAAAGGATTAACCATAACTCTAAATTTACAAAACAGGCAGGAAACAGGTGAAGATGTCAGTAGTGGTGCAGGAACTTACAGTGTCACCTTTACAAATCCATTCTATGCAAATCCTAATATCAATGTCACTGGTCAGAATATGTCTAGTGGAGATTATTTTGTAGTTGCTAATAAGAGTATCTCAGGTTTTGATGTCACTTTTTACAATTCTAGCAATTCTGCTATTTCAAAAACTTTTGACTATCAAGCTAATGGTTATGGCTTGAAATCTGCGTGAATATGAGGTAGAAAAAACTAATGTCACAAGTATCACAAATTACTATTGATAATGTTGCATTTGGTACTTTTAGATCAAATCTAAATTCTGTACTGGGTGCTATAAATTCATCTCATTCAGGCACATCTGCACCTGCAACTGCAACCGCAGGTACACTATGGGTAGATACTGCTACATCAGGAGTTTTAAAATTAAAAATGAATGATGGAACAGATAATGTTGAAATATTACAGCTAAATATTTCTTCAAATGCACTAACAAGTACCATGAGTGTCACTGGTACAATAAGCGAAACCGATCCCAATGCTTTGCCATTGGCGATTGCACTAGGATAGAGGAAGAATGGCAAATACATTTAAAGTAAAAACAAATGGTGCTATGCCAGCAAGTGCAGGTACACCTTTAACTTTATATACAGTGCCAAATGCTACTACAACAGTCGTAATAGGCTTAGTTTTATGTAATGTTCACACGACATCTGTGACTGCTGATGTTCAATTAGTATCAGATACTTCTGACACTGAAACAAACGAAACAGTCTTACTAGCAAAAGATGTAGTGATCCCTGCAGGTAGTTCATTGGAATTATTAACAGGCGGAAAAGTAGTAGTACAAGCAACTGATATTTTAAAGATTGATTGTTCTGTGACTGCAAAAATAGACGCAACACTAAGTATATTAGAAATTACATAAGGGGTATAGATGTCTTACATTGGAACAATACCAAAAGATACTTTTACCACAGGATTAGTAGATAGATTTACTTCTACTACTGGTACTACAGTCACATTAACTCACGAAATTTCAGCCAAAAACGATATCATTGTATTTGTTAATTTTGTTAAACAGGATAGCACTAACTATTCTGTAGGGGGAACTGGCAACAAGACATTAACTCTTGGTGGTACTCTTGTCAGTTCAGATATCGTTGAAGTTCATTATTTAAATAAAGTATTTGGAACACAACAACCTTCAGCAAATTCAGTTGGTATTACTGAATTAAATTTATCTGAGGGGACAAGCGGTCAAGCATTAACTACAAATGGTAGTGGTACATTATCTTTTGCCACAATAGAAAGTGGATCTAACACACCTAATTTTGATGTAAGACTCTCAAGTAATTTTGGATTGACAAATGATACTTTTACAAAAGTCACATGGGATAGTGAAACTTTTGACTCAGATAATGCTTTTGCTTCTAATAAATTTACTGTTCCAAGCGGTAAAGGAGGTAAGTATGTGTTTATAGCACACTATAAAATTGGAAATTCATTAGGATATTATACTTTTAAGTATTACAAAAATGGCTCTGCGGTAAGTATTGATGGTGGTGGCGTAAATAGAAATATTTACAATTATGCTAATAGTGATAATGATTTTTCTTTTCATCATATTGTAATGCTAAATTTAAGTGCAGGTGATTATATAGAAACTTATGCTCAAACAACATCTGGTAGTGGTAATAATGTTTATGCAAATCAAAGTTATTTTCAGGGGTTTAAATTAATATAATGGCAGATTTATCATCAAAAATTAGAAAATATGTAGGTGCTGAAGTTGATTTCACTTCAGATGTAATTTTACAAGATGACTCAGATGGCAAAGGTGCATACATAAAAGAGTGGAATTTAGAAATTTCTAAACCTACACAAGAACAATTAGACGCAAAAGAAACTGAAGCTAATGATTACGAAACAAATAAAAATATAGATAGCAAAAGAAGATTACAATATGGTAGTTGGGAAGAACAAATGGAAATGATTTACAAAGACCAAAAAAATGGAACAACAACATTTAAAGACCATTGTGATAAGGTCAGAGAGGATAACCCTAAGTAATGCCATTTAATAAGATCATAGCAGAAAGTATGGATTTAACTGATACCTATGCCTTTACAGGTACAGTTAGTGGTGCAGGAAAAGTTCTTCAAATGAAATCTGTACAAGGAACTTCTGCTGTAAGTATAAATTCAGAAAGTTTTACAAATTTAACATCTATGGCAATAACATTCTCACCAATAAGTGCAAGTTCTATAATTTTGTTTCAAATTAGTGCTTCTGTAAATGGAGATCACGGAGATGTAAATCAAGGTATGAGATATGCTCTCAGAGATACCACAGGTGGATCAAATGAAGCAGAAATTACAGTTATGAGATATGTTTCTGCTCAAGCAGATTATATTTACGATCACCCTACAGTTATGTATAGAAAAGCTAGTTGGGGTGCAGGAACAAGTAAAGCATGGCAATGGCAAGGATCAACTGTTTCTGGCACAAATTTAGTACAATGGAATAGGCAATCTGTGTTTTCAACAAGTGGTAGAGCAGTATTTAGTATGATGGAGTATTTAGAGTAGTTATGGATATAGCAAATATTTTAGTATCTTTAAATAAAAGAAACAACAATGACTATCAATTCGTTGTTTATGGTAATCCAACAACAGAAGAAGAATTTAAAGAAAATGTAAATTTTGTTTCAGAAAGTTATACTTGGGCAGAAGTACAAACAGAAAAACCTTTAGCAGAATTTGATTATTCAATGGAAGAATTAAGAAAAAAAAGAAATAATCTTTTAAATCAAACTGATTACATAGTTATAAAAGCAAAAGAAACAGGTGGCACAATTCCAAGTGCATGGAAAACATATAGACAAGAACTTAGAGATTTAACAAACGGTTTGACTACTGTTGATGAAGTAAACGCAGTAGAATTTCCAGAAAGACCAAGTACATGAGTTATATAGGCAAGACACCGACAGTAGGTAATTTTATAAAGTTAGATTCACTAACCGCTAGTGCAACTGCTTCTTATACAATGCAACATGGTGGAGTAAACTTTCAACCAGAGAGTGCTTTACATATGTTGGTATCACTAAATGGTGTTATACAATCACCGAACACTTCATTTACAATTAGTGGTAGCACGATCACATTTTCAAGTGCATTAACATCATCAGATAGTATTGACTTCATTATTGTTTATGGAAATGTTTTAGATATTGGAGTACCTAGTGATAGCACAGTCACTAATGCAAAAACTAATTTTGTATCTACATCAAGTGCTGCAGGTTTACAGATCAAAGGTGACGGAACTACTGACGGAACACTTCAGCTTAACTGTTCACAAAACAGTCATGGTATTAAATTAAAATCCCCTGCTCACAGTGCAGGTGCTAGTTATACTTTAACTTTTCCAACTACTGACGGAAACGCAGATGAGTTTTTAAAGACTGACGGAAGTGGTGCATTGTCTTGGGCTAGTGCAGGTGGAACTAATACACCAAATTTTTCAGCTGTTATGGGTTCCAATCAATCTGTTGCTAATAGTACCAATACTAAACTTTTATATAATACAGAAGAATTTGATAGTGGTGGTTGTTATGATGCTAGTAATAGTAAATTTGTTGTGCCTTCTGGTCAGGGTGGTAAATATATTTTTACTGCTCAGTTTGAAATTGACACAGTAGATAGTGGTGAACGAGTGGAATTAAAAGTTTTCAAAAATGGTAGTGAAGATGCACGAGCAAGACAATTTACAGTATCTGGACATGATGGCAGAGAGCAATTTATAGAAAATACTTTTGTTTTAAATCTTAGTGCTTCTGATTATATTGAAATTTATAGTCAACATAATGTAGGTCAAACAAGAACATATTATGCAAGTCATACTAGATTTAGTGGGTTTAAATTAATAGAGTAGAAACATGGCAAATTTATATACAAAAGTAAAATTATACATAGAGGCAAATTCTGAAACTTGGAATGATGCTAAAGTATTATTACAAAATGACGGAGAGGAAGATTATATTAAGGAATGGTCTTATAGTTTTGCAAAACCTACTAACGCACAATTAAACGCATTAGAAAGTGATGCTGATGACTATGAATATAACTTAGGTCAAATTGCAAAACGCAAAGCAGAATACGGAAGTGCTATAAGTCAAATGGAAAATATTATTGAAAATGGTTTATCGGCAGAACAAACTAGAGTAAATTCAATTAAGGAAAAATATCCAAAGAGATGACATTAATTAAAGCAAGATCAAGAGGTATTAATTTAGCAGATAATTTTGCATTTACAGGAACTGTAAGCGGTGCAGGTGGTAATACACCTGCATTTTTTGTTAAATTATCTGGGAATCAAACTATTAATAATGATTCAGTCACAACAATGGCTTTTAATACAGAAGTATATGACTCGGACTCTGCATTTGATACTTCAACTTATCGTTTTACAGTTCCTAGTGGTCAAGCAGGTAAATATATTTTTACTGCAACAGGGGGTTTTAGTAATTCTGATGCGGCTACTGCTGCAAGATATCAATTAATGTTTTATAAAAATAATTCTTTAGCGGATTTTTCTGGTGATTTTGCACAAGCACAAAATTCAAGTGCAGATCCTACATTAAACTTTACAACACAGTTTGATTTATCTGTGGGTGATTATATTGATGCAAGAATTTATCATAATGCTTCATCAACAGAAATATTACAGTCAGCTTATGCTAGATTTTTTGGTTTCAAAATTGGTGGTGCATAAAGTGAATGAGAAATGATTGGCTCATTTATGTCACTTCTTGTTGTGTAATATTTTTATTTTCTCTTTTAATTTGTACTCAAGTTCATGCTCAAAATAATACAGTCAGTTCAACTGTCACTGTAGATAAAACTCCACCTTCAGCTATATCACCAAGTGTAAATGCACAATCTGATCTATGCGTAGTTCCAGTATCAGGAGCAGTTCAATCAACTGTGATTGGTATTAGTGCAGGGAGTGTCTATGATTCGGAATTTTGTCAGGCAGTTCGCCTAAGTAAATTATTAGCCTCACTAGGCTTAAAGGTAGCTTCTGTTTCTATCTTGGCTCAGAATGATGCAAGAGTTTTTGATAGTCTTTGGTTAGCAGGTACTTATCCTCCAATAAATGCAAAAATAGGAATTGATGCAAAAGAAGAATGGCTAAAGCCTGAGAACGCACATCTTATTCCAGAGGGTTCTAAAATATTTCCTAAAACAGAAATTAAACCAGTAGAAAATAAAGAAGGTGATTGGGATGCTCTTAAAGACTTTGGTCTTGTTGCTCTTAGTATGCTTCTCATACTCTAATGCTTATGAGCAGCAATATCAAATTGGTGATGTTGGAGAGAATGGCGGCACAATTATTTCAGTTGTTGTTCAAGAAGAACTCAGTGATATCCAAACAGAAATTATTGGTGATTTCCTAGAAACCACAGAAATCTACACTTACACAGAAACAGTTATTGAAGAAGTAGAGCAAACTACTTACGAAACAGTCACCACAACTACAGAAATAAAAACAGATAATCTTTTAGATCAATACACAGATACCAATGTCAATGTAGTAGGTAATAATTATGGAATGACTGGTGCTGAGATTACTACAGGTAATCAATCTCAGGGCGGTGGCAGTCGTGTTTATGACATTGATTTAGACTATGACAATGTTCAACAAATTGATTATGGCAGCAAAGTACATTCTCACATATCAAATCAAAATGTTCCTTTATGTGCTAACACATCAGGGGATTGTAAAGATGATTTTAAAATATCAGTAAGACTATATGAAGATGGTGTATTGAAAGAACAATATACACATAATTACACTGGCATTAGTTGGGTAGGATCACAAGACTATGATTTTACACAGGATGTATCAAATATAGCTTTTAATAGTGCTGAGTTAGAATTATATGGGATAGATAGAGGATATCTTACTGGATATTATGGTGTTGGTTTTAGTGATATGTATTTTGATATTACCTATAATCAGATCAATGAAATCATTAATGAGATCATCAATAAAATAGAAGTTAAGTATGCTCTAAAGACAGAAGAATATATTTACAAATCTGATTATATTGCACCACCACCTGAGGAGATAATTGAGATTGAAGTTGGGGATGCACCTGAAGAAATAATTAGTTTTGAATTAGATGATTTTGTTGAAGATATTGAATTTGAAATTGATATCCAACCTACAGAAGAAATCCAAGAGATTGAGGTGGTAGAGGTTGAAGAAGTAAAATCAGAAGTAATGGAAGAATTTGAAAATATAGAAGAAGCACCTGAGGAAGTAGTAGAGGAAGTAAAAGAAGAAAAGCAGGAAGAAACAGAAGAACAGAAAGAAAAAGTGACACCTAAAGAAATCAAACAAAAGATCGCAAATAAAATTATGGCTTCTCAAAAAGATAAAATGTCAAATGATGCACAAACTACTCAATTAGCCCTGATGGTCATTTTAGCAGATGTAAGTTTTGATAGTTATTTAAGTATGCAGATTGCTGATGGTGAATTTTACAAAGATGTTGGTTTAGTAGATCAAAATGTGATAATAGATACTCAGGCAGGTATATTAGGGTATATGGATTACGGAACATTTAATGAAATGGTAGATAGTCAGTGGAAGTAGAATATAAGGGCATATCTATGAAGGGTGGAAAAATTTTCATCATTCTGTCTTTATTAGGAACTTTAGGTGGTGCTGCATGGACAGGATTTACTTTTTATCAAGATTATTTAGATATGAAGGAAAAAATACAATCTTATACTGCACCTGATTTAAGCCATATTGATGAACAAATAGCAGTCTTGAAATCAGAGGTATCAATGGTGTTAGAAGAAGTTAGCCTAGTAAATGATGTAGCAACATCATTAAAAAACGATTTGAGAGATGATATAAAAACCATGAAATCTGACATCAGGCTACAAGACCGCATAATTAAAGATGTAGAAACTATGGTCAAAAACATGGATAGGCAACTACATGAAGATTTAAAACTTTTAGAAGAAGAATTAGATGCTAATATTAAGAAAGCACTAAGCAATCCACTTGCAGGAGTTAAGTAATGGCTACAGAGAAAGAATTAGAAAAACAACTAAGAGAGATCAAAAAAGAAGTTAGAGAACTAAGAACACACAACCAGTTCTTGGTAGATAGGCTTGAAAAAGGTCACGAAAGAAACGCAGAATTAAGAAAGCAAATGATGACTATGACATTTGATGATGTTGTAAAAAATCAAAAAGAACTAGCAGAATATCAGGCTAAACTAACTAAAGATAAAGAACTGCTAGAAACATTTGACAAACAAACAGAAGTAAAGTTAGATACCGCAGGGATAACAGATGGCGACACAAGCAGAGAAAATCAACAAGCTAGATAAAGAAGTAGCAGTCATAAAAAAAGATATTGAGATTATCAAAACAAATCATTTGGTGCATCTTGATCAAAAATTACGATCTGTAGAAAAAGTATTATGGACTGTTGGCATCTTAGTATTTTCAAACTTAATTATACTTCTTAGAGATATTATTCTTTGAAGATAGCCAGTATATTCCTTTTGGGATATATGTGCATATCAGGAGAGTGCATTTCCATCAACGAAAAACACAAATCAGTTCAAGATTGTAAATTAAACGGAACTTATTTAAAGTTAATGCTAGATGAGCAAAATATTCGTAAATATTTTTTTGTTTGTATAGATGCAACAGAATACAAAGAAACATAGGAAGATCCTTGTCATTGGCGATACACATTTCCCCTATTCGCATCCTGAAGTTATAGAGTTCCTCAAAAAGCTAAATAAGAATTACAAGCCTGACACAATCATTCATATTGGAGATGAAGCAGATTATCATTCTCAAAATTTTCATGGTGTAGATCCTGACTTGCCAAGTGCCTTTGATGAATTAGAAGTCACCAAATCTTGGATCAAAAGATTAGAAAAAATATTCCCTAAAATGACATTATTGGAAAGCAATCATGGCAGCTTAGTATTACGCAGAGCCATAGCCAGTAAGATGTCAAGGCAGTTCATAAGACCATATAATGAGATATTAGAGGTCAATAAAAACTGGGTATGGAAAGATAAGCACATTATAAAAACAGATAAGAATACAATTTGTTTTGCTCATCAGTTTTGCAAGGATATTGCAAAGGCGGTCAGAGATACCAGTATGTGCTGCGTACAAGGGCATTTCCACACAGTATCAGAGGTCAAATTTGTAGCTAATGATTACTCACTAAACTGGGGGATATCAACTGGGTGCTTAGTCAATAAAGATAGTTTGGCTATGGCTTATATGAAAGTTAATGTTTCAAAGCCAATATTAAGTTGTGCTACAATAACTGATGGTGTTCCATTTATAACACCAATGGTTTTGAAAAATAACGGATCATGGGATAGGAATATATATTTATGAAAGACAAGATAAATCCAAAGTATTATAGGAGAGGCATAGAAGTAGCTGATTTTATAGAAGAATATGATCTCAATTATTTTGAGGGAAATGTGGTTAAATATGTGGTAAGACATAAAGATAAAAATGGCTTAGAAGATTTACAAAAAGCCAAATGGTATTTAGAGAGGTTAATAAAGAAATATGGACATTAGTAGATTAAGAGAAAGTATTATAGCCCATGAAGGTATTAGATATAAAGCCTATGCAGATCCGATCTTAGGAGAAACTGCTATGACTACAGGGGTTGGTCATCTAATTAGATTACCTCAGGAAGAAGAACTCTTAGAGAAAGAACTGACAATGGATGAGGTTATGGAAATACTTGATGGTGATATTGAAGTAGCCCTAAAAGATGCAAGAAGATTTATTGATGAAGATAGCATCCCTGAGGAAGCATTTGAGATAGTTGTAGAACTTTCATTCCAGTTAGGCTATCCAAGATTATCAGGCTTTAAAAAATTCCAAGCTGCTCTAAAAGAGAATAATTTTTTATTAGCAAAATCTGAGATGCTTGATAGCAAATGGGCTAGACAAGTTCCTGCAAGAGCAAAAAATTTATCAGATAAGATGGGTGAAATATAATGTGGGGAATGATTTTAAAACCACTTATGGGTGTAGCTATTGATGGTGTCAAAGGTTTTGTTGAAACTAAGAAATTAAAAAAAGAACAAAAACTAGCCCAGATAAAAGCAGAAACTTCTGTATTAGAAAAACAAATCAAAGGTGAGATGGACTGGGATATAGAAGGAATTAAAAATACAAAAGGATCTTGGAAAGATGAATACTTAACAATTTTATTTTCTATTCCATTATTATTATGTTTTTTACCTTTTACAGTTGATTATGTTGAAAGAGGATTTGAAGCATTAAGTAAAACACCTGACTGGTATAAATATACTTTAGGGGTGATTGTATCAGCAAGTTTTGGTATAAAAGGTGCTACCAAATTTTTTGGTAAAAAATAAGGGGATAGCAAATGATAGATATGATTAAAGATTGGTTTGAGGGATTTACACAACTCAAACTATGGGTAAGAATATCAATGGTAGTGATCTTAGTAGTATTACTACATCATTGGGTATTGCACTAAGTGATAACATCTACCTCATCATTATCAGTTTTAATTAAACCAAGAATAATTGGTAGTAAGGGTAGAACATTTAAAAAGCTAACTTTTGGTAAGTATAAAAGAAAAATGCCTAAGTTAAGAATTAGAGCCAAGAGGATATTCTAAAAATACCCTCTTGGTTTTTTGCGGAGTATATACAATGTTAATACATCTTTAAGTATTAATGAAATATTCTAAAAATACAATACTCTACATAGAATTTGACGATCATGTCAGCACCTCACCATCTTGGGAAACCTTAGAAGAATTTAAAAAGAACAAAGTAGGCAAATGTATTGCAGTTGGCTTCTATGTTATGTCAGATGAAAAAGCGATCTATATTAGCACCATGAACTCCGAAGATGAACTGGGATCAGGTCATGTAATTCTTCACAGTTGTATTACCCATATATCAGAGCTAAAAATACCCAAAAAACCTGTTTTAAAGCCCATACAAGCACCATCTAAATAAAAAAGGGCAACTAGCTGATCAAACTAGCTGCCCACAGGAGGAACTTATTTAACTAAAGCTGAAAAATAAGACTAATTCCTAAATATACGAAAAAGCCTTTAAAAACAATGCTAACAAATATATTAATTATTTATAATTGAGTTGTTGACAAATTATAAAAAAAAATGGTAAAACTATATCAATGAAAAATACAGGAGAAACAAAAATGAAAGTTCAATTATCAATGCCAAGACTTACAAGAGATGATAGGTTTGAAAAACTTATCTTAGAGGCTACACAATTTTTTGCTAAAGAATTGATGTCAGTCAGAATGATGAACACAATCAAGATTAAGATTGATGTTAGAAAAACAACCTTAGACAAAAACACTTATGGTCAAGTAGCTAGCAAGTGCATGGGTTCAGTAAGACAAAAAGAGTTTAGAATTACTTTGCAGTATAACAGAATGGATAGTGATATCTTAACAACTCTTGCACACGAAATGATCCATGTTGAGCAGATTGTTTCTGGTCGTTTACAATACAGATATTGGAAATCTGATCATCAGCTTCATGCTCGTTGGGAAGGTAAAGAGTTAGGTGTTAAATCACATATTCCTTATGAGGAACAGCCTTGGGAGATTGAAGCATTTAATAATCAATATGCTTTATTCAAAAAATATTATTTTCATGGGAGAACAGTATAATGGCAAGAAATTTTAAAGTAGGTGATATAGTCACACACCAAATTATTGGCAATACCAATCCAATGCAAAGAAATAAGTCTTATGCAATTATTACAAAAATTGAAAACGGATATATTTTTTATCAATATACAACTGGAGCAGAAAGTTCAGAGTCTCTTTCATTTGCTAAGAATGGTGCTTTGTCTAAATCAAGAAATCAAGAAAAGCTAAAAAATAAATTTTATAAAAAGGAGAACAACTAATGACAATGAAAACAATAGCAAACAAAGTTGTAAAGGTACTGAAAGAAATGGACAAAAGTAGTTTTTACAGAATTAAAAATCTAAGGGATTATGAAGGTAATACTAAATTTATGATCCAAAGATCAAAAGAAATTTATGATCAATTTAATCCAATGGATAAAGATGTAAATTTTGATTTTGTTAATGACTTTGATGTTGTTCTTACTTGGAAAAAAACAGGTGAGAAATTAAGCATAGAAGAACACAAAACTTATTTTGATAGCACTGTGTTCACTAAAATTCCTAAAGATCAAATAGATTACGAAGATTACATTGTTATCTTTAAAGATAAGCATTGTATTCAAGTATCTGGTGAAGGTTATGGTGGAGGTCATCTCACTTGTTATGATGATGATTACACAATGGCAGGTGACTTTGAGGAAAAATTAGGAAAACTTTTACCAACTAAAGAAGTTTATGTTGATGGTGGTAGAGTTGGAGTGTGGGGTTAAAATGATACACGATCTAATCACAGTGCTAGTTCACTTAGGAACATTTGCTTTCATACTTTATTTAATTAAGGAGATATTCAATGACTAAGAAAAATGGGAGGGTAAAATAATGACTTGGACAGTTCACTACGGATATCTCAATCCAAACGATACGATAGACACAACAGTTTTTGTTAAGGAGAATGATCGCAGCTATATTGCAGTTGCGATCTTCAATGGGAAATCAAGATCAGTTTATAAAAAAGATAAAGACAAACTTTTTAATAGATTATCTGATCCTAAAATCTTAACAAAGAATTGGGTTAATAACTTTGTTAATCCAAATTCAAAGGCTCTTGCAGGTTTTATGCAAAGAGTGTTTGAACAAAACAACCACACTAGAGAAATAAAAGAGTTCTTAGAAGGGAGAACATTTAATGACAACTAAACTAGAAGTAATCTATGGCAAGAAGCCAAAGAAAGACGAGTTTATCACAAAAGCTATTCCAATATCGCTATGTGATAAAATTGACAAAATAACTGAGGGATATGATGCACCTTTTTATGTAAAGCTGACTGCATTTATAACTCATTATGAAAAAACTAAAGACGCAAAGTATTAACCAAAGGAGGAACTTAATATGCAAGAAATAGAAAAATCAGTATGTGATGTTTGTAAAGGCAATCACTATTTCATTGATGAAGATGGAAATGTCAATCAATGCCCTGAGTGCGTAAATCAGGGCTATGTTGATGAAGGAGAACTACCAGATGAATAATGAAACTAAACCATTCATGCACATTTTAAACAAGTGCTTTGAAAGAGAGGGAGAATTTGAAATCCCATTAGTTAAACGACAGGAGGAAGATAATGAAAGTAATACTACTATTACTACTTACCGCTTTCCTAAGTTCATGCTCATCAAAAATAATACACGATCCGAGAGGGAACAAGGGAGAAGAAGTTAGTATGCGATATTTAGACGATAAATATAGCTGCGAACAATTAGCCAGAGAAAATACAAGTAATATTGTTGAAGGCTATAAAGTCATTCATAACTGGTATATTAGACCATCTTTTCTTTTCTTAATTGATAAGATGGAATATAGTTATGATAATTTAGTAAAGGAATGTTTACGAGGTCGTGGACATTCCATACTTTAGGGAAGGAACTAAAATGGAAAATAAAACCGACAAGCTGCTTGAAGCACTTGAAGCAGCAAAGAAAGAGTTTAAGCCATTAGCAAAAAATGGAAAAAACAATTTCTTTAAAACTCAAAACGGAGTGCATGAATATAGTACATTAGTTGATATTAAAAATGCTACCGAAGAAGCATTAAATGCTCATGGCTTATCTTTGTACTATACGATCACATTTGAAAACGATCTACATTTCCTGACTACTAACTTAGTACACACAGGAACAGGTCAATTCATTCAATCCAAATCAGTAATAGGTGGTGCAACAAACACACCGCAGCAGAACGGATCAGGGATAACCTATTACCGCAGGTATCACATCCAAGCTATGCTGAACTTAGAAGCTGACTTTGATGATGATGGAAACAAAGCATCAAATGTAGAAAAGAAAGAAGAAAAAAAACAACCAATTAAAGGAGGCTTATAATGGCACAATATATAACTTTGTTTTTTAACGATAAGAAAGAAGATGGGGATGCTCTACCACTTTATCAAAATGGTAAAGTACAATTTGAAGAAACTATGACTTTAGAAAAAGGAAAGTTTTATCAAGTTGCCTTATGGAAAAAAACCAAAAATAAAAATGGTGAAGAAATCAATGCTCTATCAATTAAGATTGATGAAAGTGACTACTGGAACGCAAAGAGCAAAGAGGAAGTGCCATTTTAAATTAACTGGGGATGGGTTTAGGCTCATCCCCAACACACAGGAGAAACTAATGAGAAAGATACACGAATATAAGATCAAATCTTTATACAAAGGATTTGCACCAGTTAGAGATAAAGTAATCAATGACTGTAAGATCAGAAACCAAGATATAGCTATTTTGGTTTATAACAAAAAAATGATACTGCCTATTGAGAGTTTTGAAAACTTCTCTTACTCAGTACCAGTGAAAGATAAATTTACTTCTGACATTCATCAGCTTTTGTATTTTGAATTTAAGGAAGAAAACAAACAACAAACTAATTTATTCTAAGGAGGAACTATGAATAAACAAAAATTTGAAGAATGGGATTTGCTACCCATGTCATATAGCAAATTGAACTCATGGAAATCTTACCCATGTCAGTTCATCATTAATAAAATCTATAAGATCAACACAGGAACAAATCCTGCTATGTTTACTGGAGTAATCGTAGAGGAACTGCTCAAGGATCTTTTAGAGGGTAATGATAGTGAACAAAATACACAATATGCTCTCAAAGACTTTCAAAGAGAATTAGCTGATTATCACGATCAAAAAGAAGTAGCTAAATATCTTGAATTAATACCAAAGTTTTATGAAAACTGTAAACCACTGTTTAATAGATTTGGTAATCAGCAGCTTCATTCTTACCAAGAACAATTAACAACAGAAATAGAAGGAATTAATTTTGTTGGATATTCGGACTTTGTATGGGATTTAGGAGATGAGGGTATTCATGTATTTGATCTTAAAACAAAAGGCAGAATGGCTTTAAATCCTAGCGATAAGTTGCAGCAGTGGGTTTATAAAAAGGCTTTAGAAGAAAAATACCAGAAACCAGTGCATTGTAATTTATTTGTTGTGACACCAACGAAACATCATTTTGAGGAAATAGTCTTTACGCAGGAACATGAGATAGAGATAGTTAATGCTCTCAAAGGTATTGATAAAGTGTTGCATTTTTGCAACAGTCCTAAAGACTGGGCATATCTATATCAACCAAACAAAAGTGACTTTATTTGGAACAATCCAAAAATGGTAGAGGCGAGGCAGCAGATATGGGGGATCTAATGGGTAAATTACGAGGATTTGTTGCTGATAAGGAAAGAAAGCTAGTTAGATGTATGACTTGTTGGAAAAAATATACCAAATTTATGTCAATAAAGTTGTATCAGCACAAAGAAGATTATAAATGTATTAGATGCTACAATGGGGGAACGAAACTATGGCAAAAATGATCTTTATAAATTATTGCCCTGATGATCAATTATCTGGGTGTATGATACTCAGCTATAAAGCTGAATT